AAAATATAGGATAAAAGATATCTGTCAACAAATATTTATTTAATACAGTTTAAATTTCAAAAAAAAGTTTTTAAAAAATATTTTTCAAAATAGGCGTATAAAATGTGTAAACGTACAAACTATTGTTTTTATTAAAGAATTTCATATACGTTTTTATACGTTTATGACACTTTTAAAGTTGGATAGCATTTAAAAAAATATTTTGAAAAAAGTAAAAAATGAGGATAAAACACTATTATGGGAAACAAAAATCAACTCACAAATAGACAAAAAGAATTTGCTAAATTTATTGTTGAGGGAATTTATTCTAATTCTAAATGTGCAAGGATGGCTGGGTATGCTGAAGATAGTTCACACATTCAAGCATCAAAATTATTGAACGGAAAAGATTTTCCTTTAGTCACAGAATATATAAAAGAACTTCGAGAAGAGAGAGAAAAGAAATATGGAGTGACATTGATTGGTCAGCTAAAAAGATTTTCTGAGTTATCTCATAAGGCAGAGGAATTAGGTCAGCTATCAGCATCTGTAAATGCAGAAAAAATTAGAAGTTCATTAGCTGGTTTATCCGTTGATAAAAGAGAAGTTCAAAACACTCATAAAATAGATCAATTATCAAGAGAAGAAATAGTTGCTAGATTATCTGAATTAAGAAAAGCACATAGTTATGCTTTTGAGGGCGAATATAAGAGGATAGATGATGCCAAAAACAGAGAAGTTATTATCAGCAATATTAAAACAAAATCTACCAAAGAAGACGTTCTATCAAAGAATAGAAAATAGAGTTGGAGAGGGAATACCTGACACATTTATTTGCATGAATGGAAATGTATTCTTCATCGAATTAAAAATAATAAAAAATAATAGAATTACTATACAAAAGTCACAGATAGCTTGGCATATCAAATATAATCAATGTAATGGTGTTAGTTTTTTTCTTGCATCAAGACCCAAGGAGAGAGATCTATTTTTATTTGAGGGTGGAAAATCATTAGAAATTCAAGGATCTAGGATCGAGGACATAGGACATTTAGTCCAAGGATCAATAAAAGATGTTGTTGCATATTTACAACGATGTTGCAAAAATGTCACACCGATAGAGTAGGGCAGGGTAGGGCAGGGGGGTCGCCCTGCGACCTATAGCTGCAGGTCTTGCGACCTGCGGCCCAGGTCTTGCGACCTGGCGGGGACTACTGTCATACCTTCGGTCATCAAAAATTTTCGCCCCCCTCCCCTTGCGGAGAGAGAGGCTAGGGAAAACTTTTAAAATTCAAAATCTATAAAAACTTTTTTGTCGCCTTTAAAATATCTTGAAAAATTTACGTCCTCGAATTTACAACAACAATATTTCTTTTGAGATCTACAATAGTGATCAATAAAATAAACATCTTTTGAAGTTTCTTTTAATTTAAAAAGCATACTATTTTTTTTATTAGGATAATTCCAACAATGCTTAAGATCTACAAATTGATTAAATATTATTTTAGCCATTTTAATTTCCTTCCTTCACTATTTTAAATAAACCCATAAAATCAACTAATGATAAATTTACTTTACGATGAAAACTATCGTCTAAATATTCACTATAAAGAAAACTATTTGCATCACCTATTGAGGTAAATCTTGCATTTGTAATTCTTGGAATTTGAAAACAATTTAAACTTTCGTCACTTAATTTAATTTTATATTTAGTCATTTTTTTTCCTCTCATTTTTAAAATTGCTGGACGTTTAAAACGTCCAGCTTGTTTAAATTAATTATTAACAACAAAATTGTTAAAAGAATTTCTTGCTAAACTACCCTTAGCCTTTAATCCTATTATATGATTATCTTTTGTTGAATTATCGATATCTGATAAATCACCGTCAAAAACTGGTCTATATAAAAATGTTTTTGGAAACTCATTTTTAAAAACTACGGCAATAGGATTATTAAATTGTAATGCTTTAATAACTTGGTTTTTATACTCTTCTTTTCCTGAGTATGAAAACATTAATTTATAGTTTTTAATATCATTACAAGCTTCTAATCTATTCGCTCTTTTTGTGTAGTCATAAAAATAAATTTCTTCGAATAGATCAAAAATAGTCACGCCAAAATTATCAATAAAAGTTTTTTCATATGGAATGTCACTTAATACATTTAATCTTGCAGACGGATTTACTTTATTTTTATTACAATTAACAACGTGTAATTTTAATTCGTGAATTAATAATTCAATAAATAAATTTTTATCATTATTATAAAAATTACTTTTATTATTTCTTGCATTAACAACATTGTTAAACTTGCCACGTCCAGCAGATTTTAAGCATAAATCAAAACATCCAGCATTTTTTGACATAGGACAAAATTTTAAACTTGGCATTAAAGACAATCCAGCAACATTATAAATGCCTTTACTGGATTTTTTTAATTTGGTATTTGCTCCAAATCGATCTAATAAACAATTTACATTATAAGTATGTTTAACATATTTCTTAAGTTCTTTTATATTCATGATTTTTCCCTTTATATTATGTTATCTTTTATAGTCTTATAATGTCTTATAAATAAGGCATAAATAAGGCAATATAAAAAAATATTTTATAATATAAGATTTATTTTTTATCTTTATTTTTTCCAGCAGATTTTTATTCCAGCAGATTTTTATTCCAGCAGATTTTAATAATGATAATCATTCGCAAGTTTGGGGTTACTGATTGATTTTAGAAAATAAGTTTTATGTTAGAGGGAGGGGGGGAGAGGTATATGACCGTAGGCTGTACACAGCCTACGTCTGTAATAGTTAGGTTGATAAATTTATTCAAATATATTATCGTTTGGGCATGTCAACGAACTTACAAGCACTGCCCGATGAGGTGCTAAAAGAAACACTGTTACTGGAAGAACAACTCAAGAAGCTAGATACTCGTGATTTGGCTCGTGATAAATTTATGGTGTATGCAAAACATGTGTACGATGGTTTTATTGAAGGACGGCATCACAAGATCATAGCCGAGAAGCTAGAAGCGATAGCCGAGGGCAAACTAAAGAGATTAATTGTCAATATGCCTCCTCGACATTCTAAGTCAGAGTTTGCATCCTATCTCATGCCATCTTGGTTTTTGGGGCGTAATCCAAAATTAAAGATAATACAGGCTACCATGAATACAGAACTTGCTGTAAGATTTGGTAGAAAGGTTCGTGATCTCATTGCCGATCCCATATACGCAGAGATCTTCCCCGACACGGACTTGAAACAGGATAGCCAAGCAGCAGGTAGATGGGAAACCAGTGCTGGAGGGGAATATTTCGCAGCAGGGGTGGGTGCTGCGATGACAGGTCGTGGTGCGGATTTATTAATTATTGACGATCCGCACTCGGAACAAGATGCTCTATCGAGCAGTGCATATGACACGGCTTACGAGTGGTACACTTCTGGTCCACGGCAGAGATTGCAACCAGGGGGAACCATTATCATTGTGCAAACCAGATGGTCAAAGAAAGATTTGACAGGAAGGTTACTGGGGGCACAGGCAAGAGACCTGATGGCAGATCAATGGGATGTGGTAGAATTTCCAGCCATACTTCCTTCGGGGGAACCATTATGGCATGAATTCTGGAAAAAAGAAGAATTACTAAAAGTCAAAGCGTCACTATCCGTTGGTAAATGGAATGCACAGTGGCAACAAAATCCTACATCTGAAGAAGTGGCTATGGTCAAACGTGACTGGTGGCAGTTGTGGGAGAGAGAAGATACACCAAGACTGGATTATATAATTCAAAGTTACGATACAGCGTATAGCAAAAAAGAGACAGCGGACTATAGTGCCATCACAACGTGGGGTGTATTTGAGCCAAAAGAAAACGGAGAACAACATTTAATTTTGTTAGATGCCAAAAAGGGGCGTTGGAACTTTCCAGAACTAAAAGAGATTGCTGTTGATCAAAACGAATACTGGGAGCCAGACATGATGTTAATCGAGGCAAAAGCGTCTGGTGCATCTTTGGCGGATGAGTTAAGAATGCTGAATCTACCTGTTACTACGTTCAGTCCCGGTAGGCGTAAAGGTGGGGGTGGTATGGACAAGACCACAAGAATGCACATGGTCTCTCCTATTTTCGAATCTGGAAAAGTATGGTATCCTGATGAAAAGTTTGCTGACGAAGTCATAGAAGAGGTTGCATCTTTTCCCAATGGCGATCATGATGACTATTGTGATAGCATGACAATGGCACTACTTAGATTTAGACAAGGTGGTTTTATTAGTTTACAAGGAGAAGATGAACCAGAAGACTGGTTTCCAAGAGGGGCAAGGGAATATTATTAATGACTAGACTTTTTAAAATCAGAAGAAAGTT